AACAAAAACATTGAAAATACCAGTATTACTAAACTCATCAATACAGCCAGCTTCTTCAAGGATTAAACTGAAATATGTCAGAGTGGATGAAACATCATCAATAGAACTAGCGTTTTCAAGAACAGAACTCAAAAACGAAGGAGAGGCATTTGTTGAATCTACCGCATTAGCATTTTCGACAAATGTGGATTTAAAAACCGCAAGCGATGATACCGCGTCAACTGCTGAAGCAGCCTCAGAAGCTGAAGAAACAAATATTACTAATACGGATTGAGAATCAACCCCGCTTGCCGTTTCTAATATTGTTAAATCAAAAAATATACCGCCAAGTTGTGAATCCACGCCACTTGCCGTTTCTGCTACCGTTGAATTAATAACAAATATGGAAGAGACAGAATCAATACCGCTAACTGTTTCACTAATAGAAGAAGCAAAGTCTATAGCAGCAGAAATTAAATCTACGCCAGATGTTAACTCTACAATACTCCCAACAAACACAACCACTGATGATATTGAATCTTCACCGCTCGCCGTTTCTGCGGCTGTTGAATTTACTATAAACAAAGAAGACACAGAATCAACACCGCTTGCCGTTTCAGCGGCTGTCGAATTAACAACAAATGTGGAAGAAACAGAATCTAAAGATGATGAGGCTTCTAATATAGAAGAAACAAAAGATACGGCCGCTGAAATTGAATCAACGCTTGATGCTGTTTCTGTAATGCTTCCAACAAATACAACAGTGGTAGATGTTGAATCAACACAACTTGCGGTTTCTGTGATTGAGGCTGGAAAAACAGGTACAGACGATGTACTGTCTACACCAGAAGCATTCTCTAATACAGAAACAAGATAAAGCGCGCCAGCCTCCCCCGTAGAAGAAAATGGCGCGGACGAAAATGGAAAGCCGCTAAACATTTAACGACTCTCCCGCTTTTTATTCAACAGTCAGTTGGTCTTCCGCAAACCAGCGAGTTTGTTGTACGCCTTCAAGGTCAGTCCAAGTGATTTGGTAGAAGAAGTTACCATCTTCATCCATACGCATGGCTTCAACCGGACCGCTAGGAACAACGGCCTTGGCAACAACAACATCGCCTTTCTTAAACTTGGTAGCCATTTGTTACTCCTTAAGTAGCAGTTAAGCTGAACTGATAGGTGACGTTCAACGTGTCACCGTTAACCACCGCACGGTCACCCGGCGATTGAAAGTCAGAGGCCGAGAACAACGTACCGGTAGAACCGCCCTTGGTGCTGTTGGACACAAGGAATGCACCACCAACAGTAGTTGTACCGTTGATGTTAAACACGGCCACAGAGGCGCTGTTGCTAATCACTGACGGGTTTGCAGTGGTGGCAGTGCCAAACACCGCTTGGGGACGAGTGGCATTGCTATAGGTGGTGTTCTCGGTCCAACCGGCGTGGGACGACATCGTGTCACCAGCAGCAGGGGTGTTGGAAGCGCCAGCACCGTACAAACCAATATACCAAGCAGCAGTGTACGAAGAACCGCTGAAATACTTGGTGTTCATGTCTTGAAGACCGACGTTAACAACGAGGTTTTCATTGTCTTCGCGCCACTTCAGATTGCCGTCCTTGTCAAAACACTCAACAATAAAACGACCCTTTGCCGACATATTTTCACCGGCAATTTTGTTTGTTTCAACACCAGCGTTAACTAAGTCCACGCTGGCAGCATTTTCATTTTGCATGACTGCTCCTTAAGAAATTCGGACTAACGCCGATGTGTTTGTTGCTACGGGGAATTGCACTTGAAACTGAGTAGTAGACGTTTTATCCGACCCAAAATCAAGAACAAACAAAGCGATGTTACTACTACCTTGATAAATCAACGCACCACGGGCAGTAATAACACCAGTCCAAGTAGCGTCAGAAAAATCTAAGTACGCCACACCATCTAAAAAACCTACGGCTGGAGTGACGGCCTGACCACCCGCTGTATACCCCGTAGCTACAACTTCATAGTCGGTTGTGTACGCAGCGGTTTGTGCATTCAACGTAGCGTATGAATCATACAGTGCAATCTTGAAAGTCTGTGTAGTCGGCGCAGCAAAATCAAACGTACCAGCCAGTAGACCTACTTTAAACGTGTCGCAAGTGTAGTTGCCAGTGAATGCCATTACACAACCCCATTATTTTGCGGCAACGGCGATAAACGATACTGCCCATTTCTGTAACTATCGCTTCTTTCGAGGCCGTCCCCAAGACGCTTTGCCATCGTAAGGGCTTCCATATATTTTGAGTTATATAAAGACACCATGTCGGGTTCAGCTTTCATATAGGTTGCAGACTCTACCAAAGAGCCATAAAAGAGAACGGAATCAAAGTTATCGCCCAGCCAAGATGTGTTAGCGGTGGTAATCGACTCTGGGTAGTAATAGTAATGAAGCTCAATGGTATAAGCATTATCAGGCGTCGGACCCAAAATAAACGAAAGTTCGTTTGTAATTACCGGCGTAGCAGCATTTGTCGTGGTAGGTCCAAACAAAGCGTAATATTCTGGCAATCCAGTATCGCTGGGATTGGGAAAAGCTGCTCGAATAAAGTTTACGTCTTTGTTCAACAAATAAGAATAAGCCCCAGTACCATCAACAACTGCCATTGAGAATACGGACAAAAAATCATTTGGTGCAGAAAGGTATTTATTATTTCCGTATGTTGCGCCGGTAACATTTTTACGCAGCGACGGGAACTGAATCGTATTGTAAATACGTTGTTCAGCTTGTTTAATGAACGTGTTTATATCATCAGTTGCAAACTGATTCTCGGTATAGCTTTGAATCTCAGCAACTAACTGTGTGTAGTTCATGATTAAGCCATCGGGCCGCGAGCCTTAGTACCCTTGGTAGCAGCGCCGCAACCACGGATTTCAATGCCATCAGTCTTAGCCGGGGCGTAGTCGCTTCGGGCAATGTTGCCAACAGACATATTTACGTCGTTAGCCTTCATGCGGTTGCCGCCCTCATAGCCGCTGTTCTTGATGTCAACACCGGCCTTGCCATCCATAGTGTGTGGTTCAGCATAGACTTCGGCAGAGCCGACTTCCTTGCCACCTTTCTTCATACTGAACTTAGCCATGTTAGCGCCCCCGCGAGGAAGTACGTTGGTTCATAACCTTAGCCATACCACGGCCATACTTCTTCATATCCAGATTGGTCTTGCCACCCTTCTTAAAACCCTTAGCGTGCATGCGCTTTTCGTGGGCCTTAACTTCGGTATCCGCGATTTGCTTAACTTCTTTCTTGTCCATGATTGTTCCTTAAGTTGTTACTACGGTTACTGTCCCAAGTGTAATTTGCAGCGCTAAGTTGTTAGGAGTTAAAAAGTCATCATTTGCTCTTGAACCACCAACGGGCGCCCAGCCCCATTGTATAATTCTACTCCCCCCACCCGGAGGTCCGGCGTTACCGCTGTTTGTAAGCTGCAGACCTGTAGTACCTGACTGATAGTATGATACATCGGGCCGTGGATTACGTACTGCTTGCGGGTCATCGACCGGATACAATCCTAAAGACAACTGCGGTTGGTCAGGTTCCCAGCAAGTAGGGCACACCAGAATATTAATGTTTTTGGTCTTAATAACCAAGCGTTTTAACTGTTTAAGTTTATATCGAAACCCGCAGCGGTCACACTCCGAAATTGCATTTTTGCCGGATGAAAACTTGGAGGACATTACCAGCCCCCGCCACCAACATACCCAACACGCGGAGCTAAGCGGAGAGATGCTTTTTCTCGGTCTTCATCTGCAGCTAATTGGAACTGCTGCTCATAGTCCATTTTCAACTCAGCACGTCTGCCGGGGTCTATGTTAGGCAGCTTCATAGAAAGATAATAAGCAAGGCCCGCAACCATGCAGGGGAGGAAGCGGAACGGAATGTCTTGTGTAGCGGTACCGCCGGTACCAGCGTCTTGGATACGGCGCAAGCGCCAATATACAAAGGTGTATGTATTATCTACGTTAGCCGTAGGCCAGACATTAATCTTAGGGGCGTTAACACCAGTAGTTGGATACGTAGCACCAGATTGACGGTTTATCCAGACCTGAATCGGTCGGCCTTGAGCGTTCTTATTCGGGATTGTTGAATAGGTTGATTCTGAGATTCGGGTGATATTAATGTCGATTTGGTTCTGGCCGGTGCCAGTCCGGACCACGTGGTCGAGCAAATCAATAGTATCAACAGGCAGATTGTATGCGATGGTTCCTTGGGTAAGGGCGATACTTCCCTGCTCAATAGTCCAAAGATTAATGCCGCGATTAGCCCACTCAATAGTAAGCAGGTTAAGGCTACGCCGAGCAGTTCGTAAATCATAACCAGTTCTTAGTTCCGCGCCACAACGCTCAAAAGCTTCTTCAACAAGCTCATTGAGGTTTAAATTAAAGTCTGTGGTGCCGGAAGTAGTCATCTATATCTCGAAGTTTTCTTTGCGACAGTTTTAGGCTGTGCTACAAATTGCTTTCCTGCTCTTTTCCCTGCTCTCTTCGCTCTAGTCGTTGCAGCATATTCTGACGGAGATAACGACTTAATCGCCGCTTCCGGGAGATATCGCTCTCCGGTTGCTTTCGGTCCTTGCGTTGACGGCTTACCACTTTTAGTTCTCCACTTCTGCTCCGTCCAAGCCTTGAGGCTTTGCTGGGGCTTCTTCACTTCATCTTCTTTAAAGTCTGCGCAAGGCGTGCGCGTTGTCCCATCTTACCGGGAGCCTTAGCTGCCTTAGCCAATTTACCAGCCGGAATCTTTTCGCCTTCTTTAACACCTAGCGACTTCTTCAAAGCACCGGGCTTTTTGATAGCTTCCTGAATCCACTTCTTAGTCATGACACAATTCCTTTTTTGCTGCTTGAATATATTCGGCTGCTTTACGTAGTAATTCTACATTGTCTTGTAGAAGCCCAATACCTCTATTGCAATTAGGGCACAAAAGACCTCGAATTCTTCCGGTACTGTGGTCATGGTCTATGCACAGCCACGCAAACTTTTCTTCTGGCTCGTTGCAAATCGCACAACATCCTTTTTGTGCTTCATAAAGCTGGTCATACAAATCTTGTGTTGCGCCGCGTCTTTTCAATCGTCTGTTAGCTACCACCCAATTTTTTCTGCGCCATTCGTTTAAGTGGTCTTTATTTTCTACAGCCCATTCTTGGCGTTTGGCTTGCATACAAAGTTTGCATCTTGACTTGTACAAATGCGAAAGTTTACCGCCACGGCTAAAAAATTCCGTCAGTGGTTTTTCTACTTTGCAGTAAGTACAAGTTTTAATCTGTGTATCCACCACCGCGAGCCTTATATTGTTTTGCTAGCATTTGACTTTTACGCGCTGACCATTGGCCCGGAGCGCCGCCCTTACCGCCGCCTTTGATGCTGTTGAATAAGGACTTGCGCATGCCGGGTTTGGTGTAGTTACCTGCTTCATTGACCTTGCTCAGGCCACCTTTTTTGTATTGAGTAACTTCATTGGGGTTGTCTTTACGACGAACGGTCTTAGCCTTTGGCATCTTTGAAGGATTAATACAGCCCATACCCCGACTAGCTCTCATACAAACTTACCCTTGGTTTTGCCGCGTTGGGCGCAGCCATCAGCACGCTTTGAAGCAGAATTAACCCTACCACCTTTCTTATAGCCAGCTGCTTTTTCTAAAGATTCCGCAGATTTTTTAATTCCTTTTCCTACAACCGGATTGATACCGGGAATTTTATCGCCGTATTCTTTTGCAGCTTCAAGCACTTTCTTAGGGGCGTTTTTAATAACATCATACCGGTCAGGAGATAAATCGGGATTTCCCTTTTCATCCATACCTAAGTACCACAGCGCACCTTTTTTAACTTTATCTAGTACTTTGCTGTCTTCAGCCATGATTACACCATCTTTCCACGAGTTTTACCACGTTGAGCGCAGCCGTCAGCACGCTTTGAAGCAGAACCAACCATACCGCCCTTGGCTTTTTTAACAGGCTTAGTAACAGCCGGAGGGCCAGTCAAATCACCAAGACCTTCAGCGCCAAAATCTTTCATCGGCTTCTTCGGAGCCGGTGGCGCGGGTTTCTTTTCCGGTTTACTAACCGTAGGCGGTCCAGTCATATCGCCCAGACCTTCAGCACCAAAGTCTTTAGCCATGATTAACTCCTTAGCACTTACCGCCGCGCTTCATACCACGAGCGCCGCTTTGAATACCAACAGTCTT